AACGTCGTAATTTATAGAATTAACGACGTCTAACTATACGCCACATCAACAACAGGGGAGAAAATCAAGGGCAACAGCAGGTATTGTAACCTATAGCATTATGTACTGTGCTGTACGTTGTATTCCCTTCGAAGGGGTGGGGGAGCACCTCCATCGGGGTAACAGAACATAGATGATACTGACTTCTACATTTTGCCAAAACTTTCAGGTACCCGGACCCGTCGTCATTTTTCTTCCCGACACCTGCTCTACAATACCCCTAATTTATTCCAAAACGGTACCTAGAATTTACTTTTACCCCCTTTAAGGCATAATGTATCGTTTTAAAAAATCGAACGATCCTAGAACCGTTTAGAGGGCAATTTTCACAACTTGACATTTTCGTATCCTTGATGCATCATCTAACTCATGGCAAGACCTCCAAAGAAGGGACCAGATTTAACTGGCGTAAATTTAGAAACTATAAGTGCCCCGGACCTGATGATTCTTTCCGGATATAAGCACAGCGACAATTGCACCATATGCACAGCCAAAGATAGTTACGGGCAACCGGCAAGGGCTACTATCGAGGAAATTTATGGTAAGTCGGGACTGCAACGGGCAATGTGGTACATGGAATCCATTGGCGTGACTCTTTCTGCCAGGCAACTTCAAAGACATATTCAAACCCATGCTCCGTATGTAAGATCCGGGCTCTTTATGCAACGTACGCAGAAGATGATTAAGGCTGCTATTCAGGAACATGCAGACGCCGAAACGGCGGTTCAAACAATTGTCAGCATTGGAAATAAGATGATAACAACAGGTGAAATGCCTGTTACTGGCAAGATGTATATGGAAGCGCTAAAGTTAGCAACCAAAGAGAAGGAGCGCGGAACGTTTGACGGATTTATCAAGTCGGTGGAAGGCCAAGTCTTCGATGGGGAGATAGTGGAAACTAAACAGCTCGAACCTCCGAAACCTAACGTCGCAATTTCTGAAAATGAAAATTCAGAATCTCATACTGAAGGGGAAAATTGACAGTTAACGTCGTAATATGAATTTAGAACAAGCTCAAATATATTTTAAAGAACAGTTTGCTCTTGGCAAAACAGATCCGGATATTTTTGTTTCCAAGATTGTGAGTCCTGCTAACTGGAGAAATCCGATAACGGGAGAGGTGGAGGAAATGCATCCTAACGGTCCCCAGCTTCGTTGGCTCATAAACTCCAGGAAACCTTACAATGTTTGGGCAGCGGGTAACTCATCGGGTAAATCTTTTGGTTCAGCTCTTAAGGCAGTATGGTATTCCACATATAAAATAAAATCCAATAAGGTTTACAGGTCTTATCAGGAGTTTTTATCACAGCCTTATAAAATACTTTTAACAGGTCCGGAATCAAAACAAGCGATGGCCTTGTTTGAGCAGGTGGAGTTTTTATTAAATAACTCAACTTATCTTTCGCAGAAGATTGTTGTAATAACAACAGGCACAAAAAGAGATCCTCATTCAAGGATAGAACTAGATAACGGGGCCTCGATTCACGCAGTATCGACAAAGAATAAGGGAAAGCATATTGAGTCGGGAGATTATGACTTAATAATATTTGATGAACCTGAAGACGAGCCGCATTTGGAATATGTTATAGATAAAGTTTTGGTTCCTCGTATGTTTAGACGCGGTGGAATTTTAGACCTTGTTGGAACTCCTAAAGATTCTCCGCAATATCTTGATTGGTATAGAAAAGGTGCCGCCTCTAACGACGATTATTTCGATCCCCGGTACTCTGATTTAGAAAACTACTATTCGATGAACTCATCATCTTTTGAAAACCCGTTTGCGGATCAGGAGAAAATAAATCAATACGCAAGCATGAAGGATGAAAAAATCATACAAGAGCGTTTGTATGGAAAGTTTGTTACATTCTCGGATTCGGCGTTTCCGGAAACCGTGATTCATCAATGTTTGGACCCCGAGATGCCAATAAGTATAGAACCTTCAACGGGTAGAATTTATATAACCGGCGTGGATTTTGGGCGCAAGAATGATTATACCGTAGCAATAACTCTTGACGTTACCGAGGTCCCGTTTACTCTCGTACACTTCGGTCGTTGGGGAGGCGGTAATGTTAGCTGGGAGTTTATCTTTGGTCAACTTTATAGTATATTTAATACATATAAGTCCGAGTTCTTTGTGGATGCCACATCTGCTGGAGGGGACATGCAAGTAGAGTGGTTAAATTCGATGGGCGTGTTTTATAAACAGTTTATTTACACCCCTGCGAAAAAGGTTATATTAATAAATAACCTACAGGACTTTATGGCCCGTTCAAAAATTAAGTTTGGATTAATACCTGAACTTAAGGAAGAATTAAGATTCTATCCGCGGGACATTAATGATAAAAATTTCGACACAGATTGTGTCATGGCGTTGGCTCTTGCCTGCCTCAGAGCAAAAGACTATGGAGCAGCTGGACAACCGTATGAATACTAAAATATGTTTGAAGCAATAAAATCAGTTGGCGAGTCAATAACTAGTTTACTAGGTTTTCCGGATAAAGAAGTAAGAGATATAACACGCCTTTGGAATAGTTTATCCTCCGTTTATTCAAAAGCAGCATACAATGCAAGACGCAATAGAGAGTTCTTTTTAGGAATTCAATGGTCACAAGAGGATCTTGATAAAAAGGATAGGGTTCATAGAGTTTATAACTATGCTTCACAACTTTTAAGAAAATTCCAAATGTACGAGGGAGCTAAGAAGTTTGATATTAATGTTAAGTTAAATTCAGATGATGAACTTTCCGTTATCATGGCTGAAGCTTCCGAGTCCCTGTGCTATAAGATTGTAGAAGCTTCTGATTTCTTTCTAACTTTCATGGAAAGTCGCCTTGCTAAAAATCTATATGGAACCGTGTACCTTGCTCCTGTTTGGCAACCTGAAAATAAAAAAGGTTCCGCAAATGGTACAGTAGAGATTAGAGCTTTAGTTCCCGAGAGATGCAGGGTTTTATATCAAGATAATAACTACATATTACCTGAAGCGTATATCACGGTTAAGAGAATGCATATAGATACTGCCCGCAGAATTTATGGTCCTCTTTTAGAAGAAGATGCAAATATTGACAGAGATATAATTTCCGATTCTCAAATACATGATGAAAGCTATCATAGAGCTGTACAAGATTATGTAACTTCCGCGGATCCTTTAGCTGTTTACTCTTTCAATGATGATATGGTAACTGTTTGGAATTACATGGATACTGAAAAATATCAAGTATGTGTGGGAACTAGAACCGTTATAAATCGTAAGCACGGATATAAAATTAATGGGGCAGGATTTTGTCCAATAGTTCCTGAGCACAACATTTATCTCATGGGGTATATTGTAGGTCTTTCCGATTTATTCTTTATCGACGATCAGTTAAAAGCCTTAAATAAATTATATTCTTTACTCGAGGAAATTATTGAGGACAATGCCTACCCAATAATGTTTGAAATAAATAATGCTTTGCGCGGTACTAAACTAAAGCGCGGGGACATGCGAGGTAAAGTTATTCCAATTCAAGTTGCAACCGGAGAAGAAGGTGTTAGAACCTTGCAAGCACCTACCATTGTTCAGCCGGTACTGGCCGCTATTGCCGAGGTAAAATCAGCTATATTCGATGTTTCCTCCATGCCAGCAGCAGCTTTTGGTGCGTATCAGCCAAACACTAAGTCCGGGTTCCAGGCAACGATTCAAATGCAACCGGCGTTACAGGAAATTGATGGCAGACATATTAGAACCGAGAATGCTATAAAGCGTGTTTTACAAATGTCCCTTGCTATCTTGGAAAAAGAGGATCCTACATCACTTACGGTTACATTGCCTGCTGAAACAGATCCTGTTGACGGATCAGTTATTGCTCCTGAACAGGATATAAAACTTACTAACCTTTCATCGCATGATATGGAGATTATATTTGGAAACCCATTACCAAAAGATGATGCAAGAGTTATTCAAAATGAAACTGCTAAGGCAACTAATAAGTTCCAGTCAAAGAGAACCACAATGCAAAATCTTGGTGTGGAGAATCCATCTAAAGAAATGAAATTAATTGATAAAGAGGATTTACAGTTTGCACAGGTTCAGGCACAGGTTCAGCAAATAATGGCCGAAGCACAGCTTGCAACTCAACAGAAAATGCAACAAATGCAAGGAACTACTCCGGGCGCAGGAAGTGATATGGCAGCAGGAAAACCTATAAAGCCAGGACAAAATCCGGCACAGAATTTTCCAACACCAACGGGAGAGAAGGCTCCGGCTCCTGAAACTGCGGGGGAGGCAGTCGCGGACACGAGTGTTCTATAATATGAAATATGGCATATTCAACCACAAGCTCGAAAGCAAATACAAAAACGAAAAGACCAAGTGCTGCGAAGGTAAGTAGTGATTACAGCAGCGCATTAGGCGGATTTACTTCCGACCTTTCATCCTACAGAAAAAAACTATTGGAAGAACAAACAGCCGCAGCAGACTATGCTATTGAAGTAGGCGCTGCCTCTACTGAAGATAAGATGGCTTTATATGAGGACTATCTTTCTTCTTTGCAGGAAGGAACTACCGAGTGGTATAGAGTTTCAACAAAGATACAAGACTTAAGAGATAAAGCCGGAACCGAGGACTTTGCTGTTGCAAAATCTCTTTATGCCGGAAACCAGATATCAACCGAGCAGTATTATAAAATATTAAAAGAGCGTGCAGCTGAAACTGATTTATCGGATAGCGAGCGTAGAATTAGAACAACCGAACTTTGGGAATTTGAACAGAAATTAAAAAATCAAAATACAGATACTCAACTAAGAGATGCTTCGATAAACGAGGACTTGGGCCTTATTAACGCTTCTGATAGGCTTGCTTTATTACAAAAGGCATATGACGCAGAAACAGATCCGGAAAGAAAACAATCCTTAAAAGGGCAAATAGTTACGCAGTCTAAAAAGGTTTACGATGAAAACGTTTCTATCAGGGAACTTACTGTAAGAAAAGGTATTCAGGAGGGGGTCAATACTAAAGAGGATTTGCTCTCTATCTATGCTGAAAAAATACAGACTGCTTCTAATGCTAAGGATGCTTTACAGGCCGAGGTAGCATACCAAGCACTTGTTAAAGATATTCAGGGAGATTACGAAACCACATTCAAAAAGAACTCTAAAGAGATAAAAGGCCTTTATACCGGGAAACTTGGGGAACTTGATGTAAAAATAAAACAGGCTGAAAAAGAAGGGGATATTTCCTCGTTACATCTTTTATATGAAAACAAGAGATTTTTAATTGATGAATTTTTACAGCTCCCGGACAATGTTGTTGCCGCGGAAGATAAACAAAGTTCCAGCTCAATGTTTACATTTATGAAGAATGTTTACGGCATTGATATAGACCCGGAAACAGGCACAAGAATTGATACTATTCCTACAGACGCAATGAATATAAAAACAGTTGATGACGCACTTTCTAACCCTGATTCGAGCCTCCTTGTCAAAAAGGAGAGTATTGATGGTCAAACATATAAATACGATTTGGTTCGTGGAGATAAAGTTGATATTCAAATGCCGGACGGAACTACCAAGTCCTACTACGATTTTGGTCCCAAGAATATAGTTGTTTCGAGAATAGATCCCTCCTTAACGCACCAGAAAGTAGATCCTTTAACAGGGCAGGTAATGAAGGATGAAAAGGGCAATCCTATCATGGAGCCTACGCTTCCGGTTGGTAGAGAAATGAAGACCTTGCCTGAAGGATATAATACTGCGCTGCAACAGGGTAATGTTAAACCCTTAAGTTCTACAGAATTTAAAGGAGAGTATGTTGAGCTCTATAAAGATCAAAACGGAAACCCGGTCCGCGGATACGTTGTATATGGAAATAAGTTTAAAGATGTAATGGGGGCGCAACCTGTAGAGGGAAAGGCCGATACGTATATCCTAAGTACAAAGGATAATGCAATTCCTAATCAAAAGTATTTATCGGAGAATAAATTATACAATCCTTCCCCGCTTGTTAAGACAGCGTTGCAGGCAGGGGCCGCTGCGGAAAAGTTTAGTAACTTACTTCCCGGAGTTAAAGCTACTGCTAATGTTGTACAGACCTTATCTAATATGCCAAACGCACAGGATATTGCTTCGGGAATACAGGGACAATTCAATGCAGCCAATATAGTTAACACAGCTTTTAAGGCCAATAAAGTAGCAAATAATTTAATGAACTTTAAGATGCCGAGCTTTACGGATATAACCGCTAATGTTGGTTCTCAAATAGCTTCTTCTATTTTCAATGCCGGGGCTAAAAACGACTTACAATCTAAAGTCTTTGAAACTGCTTCTAAGAATGTTTATAAGTATGCAACTCAACAAGCGGTTAATAGAGTTTTCGAAAACTCCGGAATGGCACAGACATTTAATACTGGAAAGAATATAGTAAGTGGAATAGCCAATTTTGCCGGGAATGTTCTTAATAAAGGATTATCCTTCCTGGGTTTAGGGGGTAAATAATGCCATACACCAGGCCATCGTGGGCCGTAGCAGCTAAAGAGAAATTCAACAACTTGGTCCCTACCCTGGGGGACTATGATAAATATGCACAGGCAAGGGATCAAATGGGAAAGGGCGTTGAAAAACTGCCTCTTGCCGGAACTGTAAGAAGGGCACTTCCCGATCTAACTATTCCAGGAGGAAATACTCCTACAGCATCTCCTAAATATGATTTGAGTTATACACCAAAAGCAACTCCGGGAAGTAGAACTTCCGTTGTAAAAGGATCCGGCGGAGGTGTTGGATCGCTAGTACAAAAAGGGGAAGTAATACTTCGAGATGTTGGAAATGTTTTAGAGAAGACCGACCCATCAATGGTTGTCGGTGCAATAAAGGCTACAGCAAAAGAAACTGCTAAATCGGCAGTAAGAGAGTTTGGTGGAATTGGGCTTCAGATGTCTAAGCTGATAACCGATCCGCTGTTTAGAAAAGCCTCTCTTGGGGGCAGGTTGACCCCGCAGGAATGGAAGGAGTTTAATTCTAGGATTGCTCCTGAATATGAAAAGCAATTAAAACAAATGGGATACGATACTTTAGAGTCGCAAGATAAATTTAACAAGCAAGTTCTCGGGGATATATTCAATGTTTCTAGTGCAATAGCGACTGCGGCTCCTGTTGCTGAGGCAGGATTTGCGGCAGCCACTAAATTTACAAAAGGCATGAAGCCTCTTATTAGTGCAATGGAAGCAGGGTTTTCTAAAACCGCTTTGAAGGAAGCTATTGCTTCTGGAGAGCCATTAATTGTAGATATAGCTGGAAACGTATTTGCTAAATCTACTACAAAAAGTGCTGTTAAGTTTGTGTTCAATGAAGGGGCCATTGATGTTTTGAAATTTACTAACGGAATAGTAAAACCATTTATTACTGAGGTTTACAAACAGGGCATGACTCTTGAACTTATGAATGAGGCTAGAAAATATATTGATCCTGAAAGTGCTTTAAGGATTGAAAGGGATCAAAGAAAGTATGTTGAATCCCTCTCTGTTGGAGAGAGAATATTTTTGGACCTCGCTGTTGGACTTTGGTTGCCTTTTGAAGTACCCGGACTTAGGACAACCTACAGGACAATAGAAAATGCAAAGGATACTGTACACCTGGCAGCAGCATCTAAGGCCATTGACATGGCATTTTCTGACGAAAAATCCATAGAGATATTAAATAGAATATCTGAGTTTAAAGATGTTAAATGGAACAATGCTTTGGACATTCAGTTAAAGGGAGATTTGACCAGGCACTTGATGACGGTTTTAGAAGAAGATAATACTGCCATGACAGTAGACCACTTCCTTGAAAGAATGAAGGCATGGGCAAATGATCCTTCTGTTGCTTACTTAAATAAGAGAAGGGATCTGGAAAATATAGCAACCAATCTGTCATGGTATTCAGATAAATTAGGTAGGGCACTAACTCCTGATGAACAATTAATGCATTGGTTTATAACAGAAACACAAGGAAAGTATGTAGGTGATTTGGGAGGCGATCTTGCAAATGAATTTGAAAAGGCATTGCAATTAAGAACAACAGGTATTCCTGCTGGAAAAGAAGTCATACAAAGAGTTGTAGAGCGCAACGAGGATATAAAAGCCCTTGCCGGGGAAGTTATAAAAGTTGGGGATGCGCCCGCGGCAAGGACGGCTATTGATGGAATGTTAAATGATAAGGCGGACTTACTACTTGAACTAAAAACTAAATTGAAGTCTTTTGGAGCCGATCTTATTGTTGATGGGGAGAAGTTATATATACCTAATGAATTTAAAGATATCCCTGAAATTAAGGGGCTGGCAGAGAATATAAAGGGCATACAGGGCACAATAGATGGTACTATAGCGCAAGCTCGTGGAATTGGAGTTCCGGATCAAATACTTAAAGTTCCTTCTAATAAATGGATCATGGAAGTAAGAGATGCCTACGATAGATATTCTGCATTAGTATCTAATGCGGAAAGTTCTAAACAAATAAGAGGGTTTTTAAATAATGTTTCTGATGCTGATATTAGAAAAATTAAATCTTTTATTGCTAAAAATCCTGAAAGTAGAGATAAGATACTTACTGGAGAATTAAAGAACTTTACTAAGATAATAACTGATTCCTCCGAACTTCGCGGGACTGTGCTGGCTGCTGATGCAACTGACGACCAGATATTAGACTTTTTGTTAGGTCTTCCAACTAAAGCCGAATCGGAAGTCAAGATACCAAGAAGCATATCAAGAGTTTTGAATAAAGCCGAAAAAGAAGCATTTAAAATGAACGAGGCGGTTTCTAATTTTGATAAGTATTTACTCGAGGTAGAAAGAAAATCTATTGAGATGGGAATAAAAGGGGAAGTTCCGTTTAAGCAGGCCGTTAAAGAAGTAGTTACCGAGATGCGAGATGTCGAGGCTCAATTACCAAGAGGCGCTTTTGCTCCTGAATTTTTGGCAAAAGACAGTAGATGGGGTGCCGGAGTAACGCCGATTCCTTTAGAGGCATATCCTAAAACTATACCTAATTGGGCAAAGTCTTTTGTAGATTTCCAAAATTCTAATGGCGTGAGCAAGTTTTTAACTGATTATTTAGTGCCACACAATCCAACGGATATTTATGTTAAAGCACAAAATAGACTTGCAGACATGATAGAAAAGGTTTCTCCCGGTAAAGGGGAAGCTCTGATGCGAGAGGTTGCTAAGGTACAGGATAAAGGTATTTCAATGCTTCCTATAATTCCTGGGGGCGGACCTAAGTGGGAAGCTTTAGGAAAACCTATGGTTACAGGGGTTGACTGGAAAACATTAGATGATTTAGGAAAGAGATTTGGAGTAGAAGGGTTTGGGAGGATGACCAGGGAAGCCTTTATTAACAGCATTGCCGAATCCGGAATAAAGCCGGGAATTGTAGATAGGTTAAGAGCGGCTCCTGGAATTGGTGCAATTTACGATGCTTTATATAGGCAATATATGCTTACCAGATTTGCTATAAATCCATTCTTCCATGCTCAACAGGTTCCGGAGGTCGGAATACTTGGGGTATTAAGATCCTTTAACCTGCCAAAAGAAATGTCCGAGAAATATATAAAGTCTGCTATAAGACTTCCTACAGCCGAACTGGATGATGCTGAGAGGCTTTTATACGATGCAATATACGGCAGTAAGATAGCAAAAGATGTAAATGTTGCGGAATCCGGAGCCAATGCAATAGGAGATACGTTAGCGATGTCCGATATTATAAAAGGCACCAGACTCGAGGAACGTAAAAGACTGGCCGCTTTCATGGCTGAATTTCCTGTACAGGTTAGAGGAAAACTTTTCGAAATGCCATTACTTCAAAATTCGGATCCTTTGGCTTTGGAAGAATACAGGGACTTTATACTTAATCTTCAGGGAAACCCCGCTGAAATGGCTAAGGTTATTGATACCGCATTTTCTACTAAGGGATTTGATCCTAAACTGGAAGCCGTTAGAAGGGCAATAAAATCTACTCAAACCGAGGTTCAGAAGTTGGTTTCGTACAACCTTAATAGGTCGGCGCTTGAAAAGGATGTTCATGCAATTCTTTTCCCATTCTCTTATCAAAAGAAGTTCTGGACCGAGGTAGGCAAGGCTACGTTTGGCGGATCAGTTGCTCGTGTAGAGGCAGCAGGGGAAATAGCGCAGGGAGTAGAAGACCTTAATGATAGTCCCGGAATGCTTGAAGTAAGAGCAAAATATCCTACCATGACTGGTTGGATTTGGGGCCTTTCTCCGGTTAATCCAACATTTCCTTTGGTAAATACCAAACAGATGAGTTTTGGATGGGGAGGTTTAAGAGCTTCTCCGGTCCAAGCTGTGTTGTACGATACTTTCGCGGATCCTGATGGTAAATATAATATAACGGAGAATCTAGGGGGATCCATAACAAAGTTGGGCGGAGGCGGGGCGAAATTCTATACAGAGGAATTGCCTGCTGCATTCTCGGAAATATTTAAAAGTGACTCTCCTGAGCAACTTAAAAAGTATATTTATACATTAAATAGACTGCAACTTGAAGCAAGTTTGAAAAAATCTAAGTAATGTTATTGACGTCGCTTTTTATTCAGTTATCATATATTTATAAAGTTTTCTCGAGGGGAGGTGTTCACATTGAGTGAAACAGAAAATAAGTTGCCTGACGAAACGTCTAAGGACAAGGACCCGGTTAACGTAAATCCTGCGGAAGGAGAAAAACCTGCCGAAGGTAATCCGACAACCAACAGTCCGGCTCCAACCGAACCGTCTAAGGACAAAGATCCGTCGAAAGATGGGGAAAATGTCCAACAAGCAATTCAGAAGCACGCAGAGCTAAGGGAAAAGGCAGAAAAAGAAGCTGCCGAAGCTAGAGCAAATGCCGAGGCTGCCAGAGAAGAGGCAGAGGAAGCAAGAGCACAACTTCAGGAAGCAGAAAAAAAGAGTGTTGAATCCGCTATAAAACAGAGGATAACAAACTCAAATTTGCCTAAGCCTATTAAAGAAAGAATACTGAAAGATCCCGTTAATGGCCTTTCCGCATTCGATCCAACAGCTCCACGAGATACTGCTAATGTCGCCGACGTTAGTAAGTATGTATCTGAAAGACTTGACGATGTGGTTGGTGGTCTGGAGGCCGAGTTTGGGCAAATTAAATCCCCAAAATCCACATTTGTCGATTCAGATAATGCTTCTATTCCAACTCCAGGTAAGGCGATTTCGCAAGCTGATCTTAAGAAGATGTCGCCTTACGAAATTCAAGAGGCAATGCGTAAAAATCCAGCATTGGCCGAACAACTGCATAATGCAGGTGGAAAAGCGGAATTTTAGTTTAAACTTTTTTAGGAGGTGAATAGAAAATGGGTGATACAGCACTAGCTGATATAGACAAAGCCATACCTGAAGTATGGGGCTCCGACGTACTTGTACAAGGAGAAAAACAGCAATTTTGGTATCAATTCGAGGGCCCTCAAGGTTCTGGAATGCCAATTATCCGAAAGGATGATCTTACCAAAATGGCAGGCGATGTAATTCATATCATAACTATTAGCAATTTAACCGGAACCGGTGTTACTGGGGAAAGTACCTTAACAGGTAACGAGGAAAAATTGCCAGTAGGTGAATTACAGCTCACCATATCTAGGGTTAGACACGCAGTCCGATTTACTCGAGATGCAGTACAAAGATCATTGGTCGATGTACGTAAAGCAGCTAAGGGTAGATTGGCATACTGGTTAGCAGATAAATTGGATAGCTCAATGTTCACAGTTGCTACAACCGGAAATACGTATGCGATATACGGAGGTTCGGTTACTGCATTAGCGGGCGTGACAGGTGTAAACCAGTCAATGACTCTCAAAGTGATAAGCAGAGCAAAGGTCAAGTTAATTGATAACAAGGCCCTTCCAATTAGAACAGATAGAGGTAATAAGTATTACGCACTAGTAATGCATACTTACGATGAGTACGCACTAAAGGTGTTAGATACCAAATGGGAAACCTTACATGAAACAGCATCTCAAAGGGGTGAAACAAATCCTTTGTTCGTTGGTTCATTAGGAATCTTTGATGGAATGATACTTTACTCATCTCAAAATGTTCCTAACGCAGCAAGCAAGTCTAAATGTGTGGCTTTCGGTGGAGAAGCGTTTGCGAGAGCATACGGCCAATACCCTGATTGGGTAGAGGAATGGTTCGATTACAAAGGTAAACTCGGTATTGCAACATCTATCGTCTACGGCGATAAGAGAGCAGTCGAGGCTAACTCCTTAGTAGTTAATACCTACGCCGCAAATCCTAACTAAGACCTAGTTGGAATTTAGGAGTGACAGGATCTCTATTACTCAACCTGCCCGTAGCCGTTCGGCGGATTACGGCCAGCACGTCAGACTGGCTTAAATAAATATTTGCAAATATTTCCGCTCCGGGACTCCCTTCACGGAGCGGAGCTTGAAGGGGGACCATGAATATTTTTCATGTAGTAAATAAAGATCAGAAAACAATGGACGGGTGCGTTTATTATAGAAACTATCTACCATCATTGTATTTAACTGCCACAGGCAATCATAAATGTAGACTAGATAATAAGTTCATAGGGAAACAGGAAACTAACAAAGAAACCCAGCAAATAGATACGTATTGGGACGTTAGTTTTATTGCTAATGTAGATATACTGGTATTTAGCAGGTATTATCCTATCACTGATTACCCCATGGTAAAAACTTTTATAGCTGCTGCCAAGCATTTTAATAAGAAAATAGTGTATGAAACAGACGACGATTTATTTAATATTCCATTAGATAATGGGGCCTATATAGAAGCTACTGAGGCTAGAAATTTGGTTTTGTATATGATGGAAAATGCCGATGCGTATACGGTTACAACCAAAAGGCTCGGGGAGCTGTTGACTAGTATAAGAAGCAAACCCACTTATGTACTCCCTAATTCCCTGGAAGTTGAAAGTATAAGGGATCAAGTTCATAAGAAGCTTATAAAACCTAAAAAGAAGGATGTTTTCAGAATAGGGTGGTCTGGAGGCAGTAGCCATATTGCTGATATGGCGCAGATAACTCCGGCTTTAAAGAAGTTTATGAGGGCGCATAAGAATGTGGAGTTTGTTATATTTGGTGCTGAATCTGTAGTTTCTATGATGCCATTTAAAGTTACCCATGTGCCTTTCTGCTCGGTTGACATATACCAAAGCGTGCTAGAAGATTTAGATTTAGATTTGGCTATTTGCCCGCTTTTATTCAACAACTTTAATAAACATAAATCTCCGATTAAGTGGGAGGAATACTCCTTATGTAGATATCCTGTCATGGCTTCTAATGTTCCGCCCTATTCTGATGCTATAGAAGATGGGGAAACCGGGATGCTTGTAAATAATGTAAAAAATGATTGGTTGCTCGGTCTTGAAAAATTATATAACAGCAAGGAGTTACGAGATAAATTATCTAACAACGGCTTCAATAAGGTATATAATGACTACGATATAGGAAAAAACTTTCTTTTGTGGGAAGAAGCCTATAAGAGGATATTAAATGCCGGTAACAGCTAACGACTTAAAATTTTATAAATCCAATAGTTCCGATTCTGATGGCGGAGCAATTAGTGCTGTAGAAATAACTGATAATGTAAAGAACAATCTTTTCTCGGACATTCTTGGGGATGAGGGTCTTAATGGAGAAACTAAGTATAAAAAGATATTTTTAAAGAATAATAGTGCTGCCGGTTTAGACAACTGTCTGGTTTGGCTGGAATCCAACACTCCTTCTACGGACGATATTATTTACATATCTAAAACTACAAGCGTTACGGGAAGCAATGCTACGGGGGATGGACAAAATTATGTAGCCCCATCTTCTTCGACCGATCCTAATGTGCTAGTTATAGGGACAATTAGTGCGGGAAGTTCCGTGGCTTTGTGGCTAAAAAGAGTTGTTGACCCTGCGCCGTCGGCGTATGATAATAATAGTGTTGTAATTAAAATTTCGGGGAATTATATTATAACGTAGTTATTGTTATGTTATAATTAATCTGCTATATGAATGAACCTAAATTTAAAATTGGTCAATTAGTTAAATTTATAAACGACGATGATACAGAAGCCGGGGATGTGTTGGGTTTCTACTATGACCCCGCTTTTGGTTATACTTATAAAATATCCGCAAGAGAAGTGGATTTGGTGGCCAAAAAGGTTATAAATGGAAGCAAGATTTGTAGGGAAGAAGAACTAGTTTCTGTGGAGGAACCCCATGCTTAAATCCAATTCTGATAAAATAACCAAGTTCGGTAAGGTTGAAAGAAGGCTTTTCGACACTAAGAAATTAGAGCTTGCTAAAACTGCTGCTAAAAATGGTCTTCCTGAAGACTATGTTTCGAAACTTATTGATCTCGCTGCAAAACCAATGTTTAAAGAAAACAGACTTTGGAAACTTGTTCATAGATTTTTTAATCTTGATTTACAAATTCCATTCTTATTTGGTAACTGGACTACAAAAGCAATTAGTGCAAACCTGGTTACTACTCGTGGAAAACAAATAATCGCTGAACAATTAAATGGAGTTACTACTGCTCCTGTAACAGCTATTGCTATTGGGGTTGGTACTAACGCCGCAGCTGCGGGGGATACCACATTACAAACAGAATCTACTACCGACGGTACTGCAAGAGGAGCTGCTACAGTATCCTCAGTCAATACAACTACTACAAAAGATACTGCACAATGGGTGAAGACTTTTTCTATACTGAATACATTTGCAATTACCGAGGAAGGTTTATTTGATAATAATACTTCCGGTGGAAATATGCTTGCTAGACAGGTATTCTCAGCAGTAAACGTAATCAATGGGGACTCTTTACAAATAACACATAAGGTAGCCTTTTCATAATAATTAGTTGTTGTATAATTAAAGCATGACAGTTTTTGATGCAAAAAAGAATTTTGCTTATGGAGTTGTTGCTACTGCTCCTTCTCCTGCTACTACAGGCACAACATTAGTATTAGGTTCCGGGCAAGGTGCCTTGTTTCCTGATCCTGCTGTTGTTAATTATAATGTTGTTGTATGGCCTACAGGAGTTGCTCCAACTGCGGCTAATGCCGAAATTGTAAGAGTTACAGGTAGGTCTACAGATACTTTAACCATAGATAGAGAAGAAGAATCCACAACCGCTAGAACCATTGTTGCCGGGGATCAGGTCATGCTTGCTAATACTGCAAAGTCTTATACAGACATGCAAACGGCTATCACCACCATTGAAGGAAAGATAAATAATGTAAGAGTAAAAGTAGGTCTTTCTGCTGATTCAGGGGCATTGACTGACGGAGCTGTTACTAAGATAAATTTCAATACTGAACAATTTGATACGGCAAATGCTTATAATACTTCAACATATAAATTTGTAGCTCCTGTAGCGGGGTGGTATTTAATAGGGGTTCAGCTGTATTTTTATAACAATGTTACTGCTGACCATGTTTATGATGCATATGTTTATAAGAATGGAGCAGCGGTATCAAGGGGTAGGCAGCATTCTTCCCACGCGGCGGCCATGATACCTACCACCACAACACTTGTGCATTTGGCCGTTAATGATGAGATTGAATTCTACGGTATGCAAAATAGTGGTGGCAGCACGGTTAAGGTATATGCAACCGATGAAGTAACTTTTGCCTTTATAACATTACAGCAGGCCGATTAGTTGGTGGTATAATTTATTTATGCCTACAATAAATTTAACCGATTCAATATCAGTAGATGATTCAGATGCAGCAGAATTCAATGGTGGGGGGTTAGGAACTTCTTATATGGGGAGTGCGCCTCTTGGGGGTGTTATAAATAGGGACCCCGGAACCAGTTTCTTTAGTATTCTTCTTGGCCGTGTTTTAGGAGATTCGGTATCTGCCACATCTATATTCTCTAGGGTGCTTACCGCATTAAGAACATTATCCAGTTCCATTACGGTTTCTGAAAATTTCACGGCAATGAAGATTAAGGTACAGGATGTTTCTGATGCTGTTACCGTATCTTCTGTAATTACTAGGGTACTTACAGCTATTAGGACGCTTGTCGAGTCTATTACTGCCTCTAGCGTATTTTCTCAATATATACTCAGGTCTGTTTCTAAAACCCTTACTTTGATCTATAATATATTTGCATTTGTATTGGGCAACAGGTCCAAACCTGTTTTCTTTTTAGGCAGGACCGAAAGCTCGGAAATTTTAGGAACTGGTGGCGAAACTCCGCTTACTTTAAATGTAAACGGCGATAAGCCAACAATAATGTCTGCAAAGACGGAATAAATATGATAGTACCACTATATTTAAAAAACCCTGAAGACGGTATAGCAACCTTTGATAAGATAGAGATATTCTACAGCAATGATAGTTACGCCTCCGTATACCTTACAGCCGATATTGATATAACAACGAGAAGTCTGTACGGCCCGGGCTATACTTTAAAGCTAGATACTAACGGCAATAACTACTCCTACAAGGCTAGATTTAAAAATTCAATTAGTGGGTTGGTTTCGGGTTTTACTGATATTATAGCGACCGGGGAATCCTACTCTATTACGGAAGTTAGAAGATTGATGGATGATGAGGTTTCTGCCTCTTATTTATTTACAACAGCCGATTTACAAAAAGCCGAACAGCGCGCAGTAAATAGGCTTTTCCCAAGAATACTAAGAGATATTAAAGATACTAGCCTTACAATCGTTGTGGACCAGTTGGACTATGACCTTCCTGTAGGTATATTTAGAATAACTAGAATTGATAAGGGCACCAAAGCCGCTGATAATTTAGCCGAAATATCCACTTTTGAAATACTGGTGGGCAAGACCTTAAGACTGTCGGAAACTGATGTTACAGAAGCTTTGCCATTAACTATCTACGCTAAAGGAAAATATAGAAATTCTGGGGAAGTTCCTGAAATGTTACAGCCTGTTTTAATATACGAGATGTTGGCAGAATGCTATGAAACATTAGCCAATACAAGGGGCGTTAAGTTCCAGGCTTTCCAGGCGCAACAAAAGGATACTGATGTAAGGCCGGAAGTATTCAAACAGCTTGCACAGGATGCTAGAAACACATCTAAACAAATTTTAAGCGATATAGACAAGGGGTAAAATGGAAGCCTTAACCAAATATACTTACCAATCAAGTCCGGTAATAGCTTTTAATGATATAGCCGATCCGAAGAACTGGTATAAAGTTCTTTCTATAATGTTAGATACCGAGGTTCGCAACGTTGAGGATCCCAAAACCAACGAGGGTATCGCAGACTTTAGCTCTATTCTAGGTAAAGGTTTATTAAAAATACGCGTGGCTATATATGCAGAATCTACTGCGAAACTCAATCTCATGGTTTACAATTTAAAAGAGGCCTTTAATCCAAGACTTACACAAGAGAACAGTAATTCGGACGAGGGATATTTACCTTTTCAATGGACCGATGTTGTTGATACAGACACCTTTAATTTACAGGTTTATGCAAAACCAGTAGAGATACCAAAGGTTGTAAGAACCGAGAAGGGTTCCGGAACCATAGTAGAAATAACCTGTAAAATAAAGGAACCTAAGAAGGTCGGACAGGCAACTAAAACCATAGTATTAACAGCAGCCGCGGCAACAGGTGTTACGGGAAATAGCGGCGATATGCCAGCATATCCAGTTATAACAATAACCGGACCGACCGCTGCAAACCCTAAAATCTTATACAATGAAACGGGAGAATATATACAGATAGATACTACTATACTTACCGGGCATGTTGTAATAATAGATTGTAAGAAGGCCACTATAACGGATAACGGAACTAACATTTATGGATACAAACATGCCGGATCCACATTCTTTGATATAAAATCCGGTACAGTTACACTTATTGGAAGTAATCTTTCCACGGGTAACGTGTCTGTAGTGTTTAGGGACTCGTGGACGTTATAGCTGTATAATTAGAACATGGTAAGTCCTACTATTAAAATAATTGTAGAAAGCTCTGCGGGTGTTGAATCCGGGGAGTTCGAAAATGCAAGAGATATATCACTAACCCGTTTTCTTTCCTCTATCGGGGAGCTTGTGTTTACTATACCTAAAGATGATCCAAAGTTTGCTCTTTTGACAGGTAAAAAATCCCGCCTAAAAGTGATTCGAAACGGCACTACTATATGGAGGGGAGTATACGATTATTTAAGGGAAACTCCTGATAACTACGTGATATTTGCCTCAACATTAGAATCCATATTGATGGATTATTTAGTCGATCCTGATGCGCCAACTACCTCAACTATTAGAAAATTTACAACCAAAAAGATAGGTACAGAAATAGTGCAGGTGTTATTTAACGAATCTAAAGCTAAGACCGGATCTAATTTTTCAGACTTTACTTTAGGAACTATAGAAAACCCTTACACTCCAGGAACTACAACGGAGCTTACTACTAATGCTGAATTTAATTATGAGAATCTATTTGATGCAATATCTTTGATGGCACAAGGAGGGGGCGCAGATTTTGAAGTTACCACAGCTAAGGCATTTAATTTCTTAAGAAGAAAAGGTACCGACCATCCAAACGTGGTTCTGCATTTGAAGGATGAAGAACCTTCTAATATCTCTACTTATCAAAGAGATACGGATTTTAGGCGTATAGGTAATGATATTTATGCTTTCGGTGTCGGGGTAGGCGTGAACTTTTTAAAATCTGTTAAAACAGATGCTACTAGCCAATCTACTTACGGCCTTATACAAAAGAATCTTGGTATGCCTAAAGTTCTTGTGGCCCAAACCTCTTTAGATAAATTGGTGGCGGATCAAATAAACTTGATTAAAGATCCTCCACAAACAACTACTCCGCTTCTGGTTGCTGACGGAATTGGCTTCCTAGATGGCTGGGACCTGGGAGATAACGTAAAAGTTGATATAGACCACGGCGGAACTATAATAAACGAATACAGACGTGTTTTGGGCTTCCAGGTGGCCTATGGTAATACCGGAGCTGAAAATGTATATGTTTATTTGGGGGTAAAGAGGGCTTAATATGGATAGTCAATTTCATCCTAAACAATTAATAAGCCTAGAGGAATTAAGCAAAAGGCTGGCGGCATTAGAAACTTCTGATAATAGATATGCTATGAGGGGCGGCCTTGCAGTTACTTATGGCGCAGATGGCAGGATAGCGAGTCTTAGTGCAGATTACATACTTGCCGGAACCATTGATGCTAGTGTTATAAATGTAGAAAACCTCGATGCTAGTAATATAACTACAGGCACCTTAAGTGCTAATAGAATCGCAGCAGGTTCCATAGCTGCCAGTAAGTTAAGTGTTTCGGATCTTTCGGCGATATCCGCCAATCTCGGTACTGTTACTGCCGGAACTATAACGGGTGTTACTATAACAGGTTCCCTGGTACGTACATCCTCATCGGGTATTAGAGTACAACTTAATGACTCTACCGACGGCCTAGAATTTACAGATAGTAGTGGAAATGTGGTATTTACTATGTTAACTAACGGGGTACAGGTAGGAATATCTGGTAGCGCTATATGGGTATCGGGCACCTTAGACATGGACGGCGGACACATCGACGGCATCGGGTACCTTAAATTCAATGAAAGCGGGAATCAGACAACCAGCGGACGTATGTGGTTTTATAATGCTGGCGGCGGTAATTATTATTTTAGGGGCAGAATGGGCTCCTGGAACGGACAGTTTGATATGTCCTCTTTTTAATATATGGAAAAAGAAAAAATAGTTGAAAAAATATTAGAGCCTCTTTGCCCTGAAGAAATAGGTAAAGCACCTTCCGGGATAAAGCAGAATCGTATTCGTTTCCGGGATACTACTGAAATTCCCGACAGACTTCCTACGGGCGGTTTTATGCCTTATCCTATTGATGAAGATGATTTTATAGGGCAGTTCGAATCTAAAAAGAATATATATCTTACTTTTGCTCATGCGTTTAATAAGGCTATGGAAAGAATAGAAGAACTGGAAAAGCAGTTGTCTGATTTGACAAAGAAGTAAAGTGAAAGGTATAATTCAATTATGCGGGAAGCTCCGTTCATAGTACTAAACATGATATCAATAGCTCTTTCATTGTTTATTCTTATTTATTTACAGAAGGTAAATGCAGAAGTTCTCCGAAGTAGAATGGCGTATCAGATGACCGAGCATTTTGCCTGGGAGGATGGGTACTTTTATGGACGATCAAATTGTAGTAAGTAAAAAAGATATTGATAATGTTCTTATGTCTTTGTCTATGGAGAAGGCGGAAACCCTTAAACTTCTTGGCAAGGTACAAACCAAATTAGTCGAAGTAGAAACGCAGATATATCAATTAAGCCTCTTAAAAGAGGGAAAATTAAAGGAGAGTAAAAATGAATAAAACATTTGTATTATTTAAAAGAACTCCCGATCAGCGGGCACATGCCTACTCAGTTGTTGACGATGAAACTTTAAAAACCATTCCACTAGATATTATTGAGGCTAAAAAAAAGGTCGGAGAAATAGAGATAATTAAGAAAGAAGATTGTAAAACATGGGTTGAGGAACTTGGAGGTGTCTGGTATGGAAATTAAAGATGCAGTACATAAATATCTAAAGGAAGGCAGGGAGTGGTATCAAAGAGATGTTAAAGGTATTAAGAAAATAACTGTTCATCACACAGCTTCGATGGCAGGCGGAAATCACGATCAAATATTAAAATCCATAATGTCTACTCATGTCGATAAGAATGGTTGGCCAGGACTTGCATATACCTTTATGATTATGCCTGACGGCACTATTTATAAACTAAATGAGTTAACGGATGTTACTTGGCACGATACAGTAAATTGGGACTCAATAGGTGTATGTATGCATGGATACTTTAATACCCCTCACGATCAAAAGCCTAACCTGGAGCAGCTGGAGGCCCTAAAATATTTACTGGATATCCTTTGTAAAGAACATCCTGAAATACCTGCGGATATGGACGATGTGCTGGGGCACCGGGAAAGAAGCTCCACAGCCTGTCCTGGAAGCCTGTTATTCCCTTATGTCACGGAATACCGTACTAAACTCGGGGACGTGGAATGGGGAACCGAGGAACCAGTAAAATACGATCTTAATGAAGATATACCTACAGAAGTAGAAGATGCCCACAAACTGAAAGACTATGACAGGTATGATAAACGCTGGACCTTTCACGGGTTAATGGCTGATTGGACCAAGCTGGCAACAGATGCCGGTAAAGTTCCTGGAATAATAGAGGAAGCGAAACAAAAAGTTATGGCTACATATGAGGACTCTATAAAGGTATTGAAAGAAACTCACGCAGGGCAAATTTTTAAGAAGGACCAGGCCCTTAAAGAGGCCAATGATATGGTACTTGTTAAGCAAGGTATTATAGATAGGCACTTGCAACAGATATATACCATACCCGAAATCATTGGATTTTTAAGACACGCTAAGGTAAAATAATTATATGGAAACGCAGACAAGCACCATAGTAGTATTAGCTCTTGTAGTGGAAGCTACAACTGAGTATATATTTGGCGGGATACCTGCCGTGGCAACACACATGAAAAAAATGTCGTTGTTTGTAGGTATTGCGGTTGCCCTTGCATTTGGGGCAGACCTTTTTCCTCTACTTGGAGTAACTGCCGTAAGCCCTATCGTAAGTCAGGTCTTTACCGGGATTTTAATATCCAGGGGAAGTAATCTTCTAAACGACTTACTACAAATAGTAAAAAAGTTTAAGACCAATTAGGAGGTGTTTTCAAATGGAAAAGAATGAAATACTAAATAGTCCCTCTAGCGACGGATCCGCCGATAGAGTAAACGAGGCTCCTGCAACAGTACCAAATACTGATATGCCGAAGTCAACAAACAGTAACAGCGACACAGGTAAGTTCGACGTTGCGAGTACCCCAGCAGCCCCGGTACAAAATACCACAACACCAAAGTCAACAAACAGCGAGAGGATGTAACATGCCTCATAAAGAAGACTTAGTTTTTAAATCAAAGGCGCAGGCTCAAAAGCTGCGCCAAGTCTTTTTGGATAGATATGGCCCTGAAGCAGGGTTAAAAAAGTATGAAGAAATAGAGAGAAGAAGTCCAAAGCTAGAGGATCTGCCGGACACTTCGGTTACAGGTTTTCATCATGCTAAAAAAGCTTCCAATGTTTCTAGGAAATTTGGCGGTCAATGGCGCGGTATTTAGGAACTTCCCCATCAAATACAGCTTCCACATATAAATTCTGAATCTTTAATCTATCAAAACCACGAGATAATAGTTCCTTTTCATAACGTTCGATTCGACGTAACCCGAGCCTGTATTCCTCCACAGCTTCAGGAGTGGCCCCGTTTTCTCTTTGTATGGTCCACGCCGCGAGCTTTTTATAGCCCTCGAATAATTCTTCATTTGTTTTTTCTTTAAGAGGTTGTTGATTGGGCGTCATCTATCATTTTTATAAACTCTGGATCTATTGCGTAGAATCTATCCAGGAGTTTTTGGACTTCGAGTATCTTTATATCCTCTCCGTCCAGTACCCTTCTATAAGTATTTCCAAGAGCAAATAAACAATCGTGCAAGTCTTTGTCGTCATAGAACGTATTAAGGGCCATCTTCTCCCCATATTCAATGGCCCTCAATAGTTTATCTTTTATTGTTTGTTCAGGCTGGTGGAAGTTCGACATTGTTTAAATCCGCCGGTTCTTCCGATACAACTACGCGTTTCTTTTTAGGAGCTTCTTCTTCACCTTCGCTCATATCTTCGCCGCCATTCATATTCTCTAGTGCCATCTTTGTGTACATTGCCTGCATAGATATTAACTGCGCTCTCTCCGCTTTTTCAAGTGGAGTGATTTTAACAAGCTTAAATACAGCGTAGGATATTTTACCGAACTTATCATTGTCGGCTACGGCTTTTTCTCCCTGGAATACTATATCAACTAGATTGTTTCCGGATTTAATTGCTTTAGCAACTATCCCTAAAACTCTCTTTTTAAACTCATAGTAGGAGTAAGCGCTTGTTATTCTCATTAAGAACAGTTCCCCTGACTTTTCTTCTCTGCCGTAAATAACGATGGTTTTTACCATTGCGCCTTCTCCGTTTTTAGCTTTCTTGCTCCACGATTCTCCTTTAGCAGTTGCAACGATTCGGAATATAAAAGGATTTAATACCTCTTGTGCGGCGCTGTTGTAAAAGGAATTAGCCGGTGCAGGAGTGCCGTCTTGCAATAGTGCCTCGTCGCTTCCCTTACTTAAGAAATTTATAAATGGAATTGGCATATCGGATCCTTCGAATCCGGCCATACCTTCAATGTTTAGGGCTTCATTAGGGGCACCTAAACCCTTTTCTGGTGCTTTTACAAGCTCTTTGCTGGTCATTTTATTTCTCCCTTTCGGATACGATAATTTATTAAATCGTATCTTTTTAACCAAAAATAAATAGTTGCTCTGGTAAGTTTATCTGCGCGTCCCGGGAACTCCGAGCGTATGATATCCGGGATAGAATCTACTCTATAAATTCTTTTGCCATTTACTTCAGTATTATAAAGCTCTATGGCCCTGTTTATGACCTTCTGGTCGTATTTAGTAAGTGCGTTTGCCATACTTTAATTATATGTCATTTTACTTTCTTGTCAACTATATTAGCGCAATAGTCACGAAAAACGGCTATTACCTCATCTATTGTCTTGCCGGATCCGACAAGCATCTGCGTCTGTACCTCATCTTTAGTACCGCATCCGGTAACATAGGCCCTGAGTGCTTCCAGTTCTGCCCTCTCGTAGAGTTTTTTAACCTCGGGGTATTTAATAGCCTCAAGTACAGCAAGCTCTAACCAAAAGCCATCCTCAAGGGTTCCGAGATATACAAGTTCTTCTGTGCTTAGAGAATCAACAAACTTGTTTAATTTCTTATTAAGGCGCTCTAGCTTATCCCTAGATATAGAAAGCACCTGCTTTTTATCAAGCTCTTTCTTGTATTTCTTATATTTATATTCAGCTAGTAATCTAGTAACCCATCTCATATGTATCTTGTGCTCC